CAGGTGCGCCAATCGTCACCGTGCCCATGCCCGTCAGCCCCTCGAGGATAGTTTTTAATCGTACCGCAATTGCGTTAGCGTCCATATCACACCCCACTCAGTTAAGATTTTTTGCGAACCACACTTTTAATACTTTTCCACAGCCTGTATTTTTTCTTTTTTGGCCCCCCCCTTGGAGCCATTTGCCGCGCCCGCCGTCTCGACCATAACGACAACCGCCTCAGCACCCACACCCCCGGCGCGGTCACTTTTTTCAATCCCTCGGTGAGGTCAGCGTCGCCCTGCGCCAGCACCTCATCCACCGCCCGCTGAATATAAAACGAGCCGCCCGCTCGCCGTGCCAGCCTCCCATTGCGATGGCTCCCCTCGTGGATTCCATACGCGTAGGGCAACGATGAAAAAACAAACGCCTCGCTATTTTCCATTGCCGTAACCCCTCGCTGAATGCGGAGCAGTTGCTTTTGCACATCCTCCATTCCCGTCAAGTTGATTTCCATCATAATACCACCGCCACATCGCACCGTCGGTAATGAACCACCTGCCCCAGCCCCTTCAGCTCTGCATACGTGCGCGGGATGACGTTCCAGCGCACTCCCGCGATTTCGATTTGGGAATTGTTGGGCATTTCATAAACCGCAGTCCACAACAACCGCCGATTTTGGGCAACCTCTTCCCGCTCCTCGGCCGCCCCTTTGCCCTCCCCGCGCACATTGGCCAGCCTGCACCTCAGCGCCGCCAATGCCACCACGGTGTAAGCACCCGTGCCCGCGTTGGGAATGTAAACCACGGCCGTTTCATTTAGACCCAGCACGCTAAAACCCCTCCTCAAAACGGTAGCCGCGCGCCACGGCCGCCACCGCTGGCGGCATCACGCCCTGCAAAACCGCTTTGCTGTACTGAATCGAATAATCGGGCATTGTAATTTTTTCTACTCCAAACGAATCAGGGTTCAGCGACGGTTGCATTTGCGCCGCCACCCACTCAATAATTGCCTGCCGAATATCGGCGGGCACTGTGGCTACAGGCGTATATGTCACTTTTATTCTGTTGTACAGTTGTGGGTAAAAAATATATATCTCGCCCGTGGCCAAAAAAATAACCTCGTAATCATCCCCTGCCACCAGCACATCATCGGTGGTTAACCCCCGCAACCGCCCCTTCACCGAGGTGAGGGTGGCCATGGGCGAATAATTGACAAACAATTTGCGGGCTGGCCACCAATGCGCCTCATCCACAATCGCCCCCGTCAGCCACGCCCGATTGCTCTCGCGGTCAAACGCCACCTCAGTGGCCTCAATTTGCGCGGCGCATTGCGTCACCTGACCCGCCGTAAACGTCACGCCCAAAAAAGCTTCAATTTGGGTTGTCGTGCAGTACCCCTTTGCGCTCATAATAAAATCCTAGCGGGTGTCTCGCAATCGGGGATTCCCCGCCCCAATTGCGAGACACCACGCCTATCCTACTCCACCACCTCATCCACACTGGCCAACGCCGTCGACGTGTAGCGGCAATAGTGCCCCAGCACAATTGCGCCCGCGTCGCTAGTTGCTGTGCCAATTGTAATTGTGAGCCGGGCGTGGGTGAACGAATTGTCCACGTCCAACTCATCGTCGCGCAATAAAATAATCGCCTGTTTGTCGCTATCAGTCCCCGCCTGCGTCAATTGAACAATAGATTTGCCCGTGATGTCTTTTACACCCGTGCCACTGCTGTCAGTGGCCTGCTCGAGTTTTGCATCCAGCGTGGCCGACGCGCCCAGCGTGCCCGCCATTGCAATCGCCTGAATGGCGTTGTACAAACCCATGTTCACCCAGCCCGTCGAGTACGCCCCAGCGGTGTGAACATCAGGGTCAATTACCCCGACCACCGTTGCCGCGTCATTTGGTTTTTGGTTCATCGTTATATTCCTCGTTCGCCCAGCGCGCCGCGCGCTGGGCGTTAATTACTCAACCCGTGCCGTGTTTAGGCGCGGGCGTCTAATGTCACAAAATGGCTCCGCGTGGACGTGCCCTTGGCGGGCGAAATCGGAGCCGCCAGGAACGGTTGCCCGCCTAGCCTGAATATCCAGCGGAACGCCTCCAGATTGTAGTCAAAATACAAATGCATCGAGGACGCAAACTCTGGCATCGTATTTTTAATTACCGCATAGTACCCGCGGGGGTTCACAAATTGGATGTCGCCTTTGTCCCCCAGCGTTTGGCACGCCTCCAACATCTGCACAGGACGGCCGAGCAAAAACCCGCCCGTGGGCGCATTCTGAATGCTGGCATTGGGTGGGAACCACACAGGTTGCGAACCAATAACCATCGTGAACAGCTGGGGCATAACGTCTTGGTTTATAAACCAAATACCGTTTTGCGGCTCGATGAGGCGCGAGTACATTTTGCCGATGTTGGCCGCCAAAACCGTATCGCCCGCCTGCCCCGACTCTTTGGCCACGCTCACCAGTGCCGAACTGCCAAACCAGCCCTGCGGCTGTCCTGCCCCCGTGCCGTTCACAATTGCATCATCAATTTTGTAGGCAATGGCCTCGCCAGCTTTTTTGGTTAAACGATTACTCAGCCGGGGGGCATCCTGTAACAATTCCCCGCTGGCCGTAACAAATGCGTACAACTCGTGCAACCTCAGCGAGCTGGGGTCGGTGGTTAATCGCGTGCCCACCATCAGGCTCTCCTCGCTCCGCCATTTGGCCTGCACGCCTGTGGCACCCCACGGCGTGCTGGTGTCACGCAAATATTCCACGCTGTTGCCCGATGTCGGCTCGGGGTCAACAACCCCTAGCAAACTCGAATAATCCATCACCGCGTCAAAAATCTCAGCCCGAAACTGCGGCGGAACCATCAACCCCTCATCACTATTTACCTCAATGTGGACATTCGAGGGAGCGGCCAAAACTCGCAACCGCTCATCCACCACTCCGTTGGGGCTGTAGGCCGCCCGTATCGCGCGGCCAAATTCGGCAATACTGGCAAACCCACGGCGCGGGTCATCGTCAATCAAATTCCGCACCCCCTCAATGCGGGTCATGCTCTCGCGGCCACGCGCGGCCGCTTGCATATTTTTGTCGGGCACGGCCACGGCCAACCGCTCGGCCGCCATCGTCCGCTCATGACGCGCCAAATAGGGAGCCGCCTGCGCCAGCTGGGCGTGGATGTTATCATCGCGAGTCTTTTCATCGTCCGTCAAATCCCGCCCCTCTTTATCGGCCCGAGACAAAATGCCTCGGCTTTCGGCAATTAAATCCGATTTTGTTTGCAATAATTCGTTATACGTAGTCATCTGTACCTCATTAATTTCATTTCACAACGTGCAAATGGGGATTCACTCAACGGAGCCAGCCCCCGCCAGCCGCAATCGCCGCTGGCGCAAATCCATATCCGCACGGGGGGTACGGCGACGGCCGCCCCGCCCGAGAACAACATCCTCGAGGCTCCCTACTCGGTCGGCCATTCCCAGTGCCACCGCCTCAGCCGAATTAACCACCCTCCCCTCCCCAAATCCATTGCGAACCTGAGCCGCGTTGACATTTCGCCCCCGTGCCACGGCCGTCACAAATAAATCGTAAAAATAATCAACCTGTGTTTGTATGGCCGTGCGGGCCTCATCGGAAAGCGGCTGGAAGGGGTTGCCCTCCCCCTTGAATTTGCCCGCCCGAATCATCTCCACCCCCACGCCCATGTTGGCCAACATCCCGCTCACCTCTTCGTGGACAACAATAACGCCAATACTGCCCACCGAGGCCGAGGGTGTAACCACAATTTCATCGGCCGCGCATCCAATCCAGTACGCCGCCGACGCCATCATGGAATTTGCCACGGCCGTGATGTGTTTCGTGCCCCGTGAGGCCAAAACCTCACTGGCCAGCTCCAATACCCCATCCACACTGCCGCCGGGGCTATCAATGTTCAGCACAATCCGCTCAACGCTGGGGTCGGCCATGGCCTCGCGCAATTCCCGCGTAATGCGGTTACAGCCAGAAACCCCCACCCACGCCTCAAGCATCGGCCCTGCATTTGGCACAATAGTTCCCAAAATGGGAATAACTCTGACCGCGCCGCTGGTGGCAGGGCGGGGCATAACTGTGGCCGCGTCTATATTCCGCAGAGCGGCCGCGTCAATAGCCGCCATTTGCGTGGCCAACTCGTGTAACGCATCGGGCAATATCGCCCACGGCCGTTGCCATATCCCAAAAAAATTACGTTTCATAGATTTTACCCTTGGGCAAATTTTACCCCTGCCCCATTGCCACGCCGTCAGTGGCCAACAGTACCAACCAATTGACCGCCTCAGCCTCACTATCCTGCTCGCGCCCCACCGCCAATGCCCGCGCCACACAATACCCCCGTGCCGTCAATATATCTACCTGCATCGTTCCCGCCACCAGCTCCCCATGCCCCGCATAAAATTCAGCCACGGCCGCTCGCCAATCGCCTCCCCTCGCTTTTAGTTTGGCCACGGCCGCCGTCTCCTTCCGCACCAGCCGCCCCGCCGCCGCCGCCGCCAGTGCCTCGTAATGAGGCAAGTGTCCGCCAGCGGACATGGGCGCGGGTTCTTCTCCCGCCGGGGTCATGTTCATTGGTTGCAAATAAACATCCCCCCCCTCTACCCCGTTCAGATTCTCCAATCTACGAATTTCGTTTACGCTCAACCACCCCCACTGCCGCCCCGTGGCGTAGGCGGCGTACCGCGCCTGAATATCGCCTCGCAACAGCCCCTCCACCACAAACTCAGCGTAATAAACGTTGTTCGCTACTATTAAATGTCTGTTGATGGCCTGCTCCCAGCGCACCAGCCACGGCCGCAATGTATACGTTACCGTCCCCCGCCCAATTTGCTCCAACCCGCTCCCCCACGCTGTAACCCCACCCGGAACTCCAACCATGTGGGGCCCAATCCCAAACCAGCGGCACACATCCAACGCCTGATGTTCACGAGTTTGCAAAAACTGTGCCTCCTCAGGCGGAATGCCAATTGCCTGAAACTCCAACCCCTCCTCCAATATCGCAATATCCCCTCGATGAATCCCCGCCTGTGTGGCGCGCCATTTGCTTTTCATTCGCTCCGGCATACCCTTGCTTAATTTTCTGTCTGTTTTCAGCACCCCGCCGGGGCGGCTGTCGTTGCGAAACCAGCGCGCCCCATAGCGTTCGGCCGCCATCGTCAGCCCAACGCTATTTCGCGCGTATTCAATCACGCTCAACCCCAGCACCCCATCGCTACTCATCCCCCGCAAATGGAAAATTTGCTCTTGTGTGTAAACCGTTTGCTGGTCAACTTTGTAGCGCAACCGCCCCCCCTCCAAAACATCCACCGTCACGCGGTCGGGGTGCAACGGAATGAGCTGGTCTACCGCCCCTAACGCACCCGGCACAATCAGCGCGTAGGCGTTCCCACGTAGCAAAACATGCCCTTGCATCATGCTGATGAATTCAATGGGGGTTTGCCACGCATTGGGGCGGTCGTGCAAAACGCGGTACAGCGGATGCCCCGCCGCACGCTCTCGGCCGCCATCATCCCTGCGGCGATAAATTACAAACGGCAATGAACCAATGGTTTCCGACAGAAACCGAGTACACGCCCAAAACGTGGATAGCGTTAACGCCGTGTCGGCCGTGACCGCCACGCCCGCCTCACTGCCCCCGTTGCCGCCACCCCACCAACGCTCATCGTTGGAGTTCGCGCTGGCCTGCGGCCGTAAAAAATCAAGCACTTTACTCATGCAAACCTCGCAATATCCCCGCCACAATCAGCAAAACACCCGCCATCACAACCCCAGCGGGCGGATACATCCACCACAACCCGCCCACCACCAGCAGAATCCCCGCGCCAATTATTGCATCGCTCATGTGTATCTCCTCGCGCCAATTTGCGGCATCAATATAACCCCCCCGATACCTCGTGCAACACCCCGCGCGTGGCACGGTCCAACGCCATTATCAATGCCACCATACCGTCTATTTTTTCACGGCTCCGCGATTTATCGGGTTTAATGTTCCCCGCTGGGTCCTCGTTCGCCACGAGGTTATCGCCCATCCACGTCAAAACAGGGTTATTGCCGTGCGCCAGTTTTTTTGCCGCTATTAGGTTCCCCAACTCAGCCATCGGGGGCGACATGCTCGCGAACCCCTGCCCAAACGGCACCACCCACTCATCGCCTCCAATTTCCTGCAGCTGCTGGCTAATCAACGTCGCTCCCCAACGGTCGAATGCAATTTCAGCTATCTCATACCGCTCCCGCAATTCGCGCAATTCATGCACGATATACGCATAATCAACCACATTGCCGGGGGTCAACGTCAAAAATCCCAGCCTCGCCCACACATCGTATGGAACTTGGTCACGCCGCACTCGGTCACTCATTCGCTCCTCGGGCAACCAAAAGCGGCACAAAACTTTATATTCGCTCTCATCCCTATCCGCCTCAGGGGGAAAAACCAGCACAAACGCCGTGATGTCCTGAGTTTTGGACAAATCTAGCCCTCCGTAGCAAACCCGCCCCGTCAACTCCTCCTCATCTACCGCCACCCGCCCACACGCCGCCCACCCCACAGGATTCACCCACCTCGTTACGGCCTGTGTCCACACGTTCAAATGCCACCGCAAAAATTGGTTGAGTTCGCTGGGTTTGGCGGCCGCCTCCCGTGCGGCCTCCTCCATTGCGCTGTATTTTTTGCTCACGCCCAGCAACGGGTTCGATTTTTTCCAATTTTCGGGGTTTTTCCAATCGTCATCCTCGGCCAAATCTGGCCAATCGGTTCTCATATCCATTGTGTAGATGATGCCCCAATAGCTGTCATCCTCAACAACGTTTTTGAGGATTTGCGTCACATAATTTCGCTGTGCAAAACAAATTCCATTTTGGTCTACCCCGGCCGTGGTGATGGCCAGCATCAGCGGTTGCCGCCGCGCCCCCGTGCCCGTATTCAGCACCCCCCACAATTCAGGCTGAGGCCACGCGTGCAACTCATCGCAAATCGCGCCATGCACATTCAGCCCATCCAGCGAGTTGTAATCGCTGGCCAGCGGCTCGAATTTACTGCCCGTCCTCACCTCATGCAAATTGTCACGCATTACCCCCACCAGTTTCCGCAATTGCGGTGTTCGCCGCACCATCTCGACCGCGTCCCGATGTGATATTTTTGCTTGGTCTTTTTTGGTGGCCGCACTATACACCTCCGCCCCCGGCTCCCCCTCCGCAAACGCCAAATATAGCCCCACCCCAGCGGCCAGCGTTGTTTTGCCGTTTTTGCGCCCCACCTCAAGATACCCTTTCCGAAACCGCCGCGAACCATCGGCGCGTTTCCAACCAAACAAACTCCATATCCAGAACTGTTGCGCTGGCGTTAGTTGCAACAACTCGCCGTTGCCCGTCCCCCATTCCCCCTTCCAATGGCGCAACATTCCAAAAAACGATATGGCCACCGCCCCGGCTTGCCTATCAAAATATATTCCGCGCTCTGCCCCTTCCTCCAAATCGCGCCGGTGTCGTTCGCACGCCAGTCGAACAAACCGCCCCACTGGAACCCGCCCAGCCAGCACATCGTCCACATACGCCTCAGCCAGTAATTGCATTAACCGCTATCCCCCACGGCCGTGGCTGGCTCATCCACCAGCCGTTCCGCCGCGTGCGCCATCAGCTCATCAATTAACGACAACTGCTCTGCCGTGTCAGGTAACTGCAACCGCGCCCGTGCGCTGGGGGTCATCCCAAACTCGGCGGCGAAACTTTTATACAATAGTGCATTATCTCGAAACACCTGCGCCAGCGGGCTTTTTTTTATGCCATCCCGCCCCTCTGTTGTCATGCCAGTTTCGCGCAACTCCGCCGCCGCCTCAACCGCAAACGCGTACGCCTCAGCCATCAACCGAAACGCTGGGGCATCAACCCCCGTCAAAATTTTCAACCGTTCCAACTCCCCAGCATGTTCCCGCCAAAACACACGCGGCAATCCCTTCATCCCCCTCGGAACCCTCACCGCAGTTAGCGGTTTCGGCTCTCGTGTAGACAACGGCCGTTTGCCGGGGTTGCCCTGCAAACGTTTTAGCTCAGTCGGTTTTGGTTTTCGCCCACTTGACATAATGTTTTCCTGCTCGTTCCCCTTTTTCGCTCATTTCGCGGAATTGCGTATAGTAC